AGGTGCGCTATTTTTCTAAATTCAAGTTTCGCTTACGCTCACTTTCATTAAGAAAAATATGCGAAATATGTAAATTTTCAGGGTTGTGTGTACTGTTTAATCTTAAATTATCAAGGTTCATTATTGCTGTTTCAAAACAGCTTATATATTATATCAAGCTCATTTCAACTTGTCAACATCTTTTTAAATCAGTTTTAAAGTTGTTTAAGCTCTTTTATTTTGCTCTCTTTGAGCAACTCTGACATTCTATCATCTATTCAAAACTTTGTCAACACTTTTTTATTTCTTATTGTCTCACTTTTGAACGAGTTCTCTGCGAAAGCAGTGTTTTAAGTATATACTTATATCACAATAATGTCAAGCATAAATTTCAAAAAACCTGAGTCAATAAAAAGTCAAGCATTAAATGCAAATAATTTAATGCAATACTTCTTTTTGCTATTTTGCACTATTTCTTATTTGTTTTTTATTAAAAATGGACATACTTCCCCTTTCCCCATAAATTTATAATTTTATGCGGTTAGACTTGCAATCTCTATATCAAACATGTATGACGCCGTTCTTCCCTCAAATAGCTTTCTTGGATAGTTATTTATCCAGTCCTCAACTTCCTGAATTTCACTTTCAGTCATGCTATCAAAGTTCGTACCTTTCGGTATCTTTCTTCGCACTAATCTGTTTTGATTTTCATTGCTTCCTCTCTCAAATGAACAGTATGGATGGCAGTAAAAAACTTTTGTTCTGTTATCTGCTGGAGAAACAACTGACCTCTGCATTCTCTCCCAATCAGCAAACTCCGTTCCATTATCTACAGTTATTGTCTTAAATATTTTCTTGAACTTATCTCCCCATTTTAGTTCTATTTTATCTAAGCTGTTACACACCTGCTCCGTGGTATGTTCTTTTAGCAGACAAATAATTTCTGCCCTTGTCTTTCTCTCAGTCAGAACTAAAAGGCTATGTTTACTTTCACCTCTCTTACCTATAACGGTATCCATCTCCCAGTGTCCGAACTCTTCTCTTGTCTTTATATCTTCAGGTCTCTTTTCAATACTTACTCCAGCATTGGCTCTTGATTGCGTTTTTACCTTCTTGGTCTTATTTCTTCGAACTCCTTTTACAGGGAGTTCCTTATTTGTAATTCTTAAAAATATGCCTTTGTCTATGTAGCTATAGAGCGTCTGCTTGCTGATAGTAGTTTTAAAGTTTAATCCTTGTGTTGCGATTTCCAAAAGTACCGCCTCCGGTGAATATCCATCATCTGCTATCCTATTTTCTATGTGCTTAGCGAGAGCATGGTCATTGCCTATCTTTAGATCCGGACCTTTTTCCTTTAAATTTGCCCTATATCTTTCTTCTGCAATATCCGGAGAATATCTTGTTTCCTCTGTCAAGTCTGAATTTGTGTGGATGTATCTGCCTCTTCCAAGCTCCCTGTAAACTGTACTTATATGTACACCTATCTGCCCTGCTATCTCTCTCCTACTTATTCCGGCTTTCTCCAATGCCTCAATTTTCAACCTATCCGACCTTGTTAATTGTCTGAATCTTCGCATTACATCTCCTCCAATCAGTTATATTATTATGGCCTCTAGTTATAAAAAATCAATACTTTCTTTATGAAATAACCAACAAAGATTCTCTTCAAACTATGCCGAAAGATTGGTAAATATTTAGCTTATATATAACTTGAAGTTATATCGACTTCAAGGTAATATACAGACACCTTAAAGGTAAACTAAAAAAACGGAGGTTTAAAAATGAAAGATTTTACAGCTACATACTTTAGAAGGAACAATCAATTGACTAGTGGAGGATATGAAACCACAAGAACTATACAGGCCTGCACTTTAAAGTCCGCTAAAAAGAAAGCACAAGCTATCGCAGATAAATGCTTGTATGGGTCAATGACTCTTATAGATGTAAATCCAAAAAATTAAAAGTATTACAAGTCAAAGTCCTTTCCGGTGGGTGGTTAAACCGGGTAATATACACACAACCTAAAGGAAATAAATTATCAGGAGGATTCAGCAATGAAAAAACAAGGAAGTATCACAGGGTTAGCGCAAGAGGTTTTTATGGAATACGTAGAAAAGAGTAGTGCATACGATTTTGCAATAAACCAACTACTGATTGATATTACAAATGAATTTAATGCTGTTTATGACAGTGCCGACATTGATTTTACTATTGAAAGTTTACCTTTGACCGCTCAAGAGGAATTTATAAAAAGAGCATTTCAAATCGTAGTGTAGTCTACTATATATGCCTTGCTGGTGGGTGGTTAAACCAGATTTTATATTTCATCTGACATATAGAACTTATTTTGACTCTAAGCCACCATTGTTCGGTCCCAAGTCCGGAATGAAAAAGTGTGAGGGGAGCAAGAATTATGCCGTGTCTGAGTGTTGGTTGACAGGTTTGACTGGTTTTTAATGTGAAAGCCTTAAAAGTAGGAGGAGTTATTGGCACTGCCGATTGCCTATTGTAACTTGTTGATTTTGTTTCCTGCTTTGCAGAGGAAGGTCAGGTGATGTGTAATTAGAAACGATGCTTCTACCAATGAGCAGTATCACTGGTCACTCTATCCATTCGAGTGAAATCGAAGGGCGACATGGCTAATTCATTTTTATTGTTTATGAAAGGGTACATTTAAATTATGATTAAAAAAGACAAATTATTAGGAATAATGCATGCTCATGGTGATAAGTGTAAGGACTTAGCTGCAGCCATTGGCATGTCAGTCCCTAACTTTTCAACTATCTGGAATGGCAGAAGTGAGTTCTCTATAAAATACATTCGTAAAATTGCAACTCGTTATAATTTATCAGCTACTGAAGTGTATGAAATCTTTTTATTTCCGGGAAAATAAAAAGTTATAAAATCCTTTAAAAATAGTTGACGACCCGTCTATTTTATGCTATACTAATATCAGTTAAGGGGAATACCTCTTAACTGTATCAACCAAGAGTAGGTGGAGAAAGGAGGTCATATGGAGAGCATGACAGATAAGCAAATGGAAGTAATTCTCAATCTCGTAGCTGACAAGTTTGCTGCTTGTAAGACTATGGATGAAGTAAAAAAGGCTATCAATGATGTTCGAGAGATGGCTAAAAAAGAAAAAGCTAGCGAATAGCTAGAAATGAGGCAACAGGGGACGGCGGACTTACTCACACCGTCCTATCTGTTAAGAATAACATATCATAGAAATGGAAATCTTACAACATGAAAAATTGCAATCAGCGCACACTAAATGTCATGTTCCAAAAAGCAGGTTCAGGCTCTATATCAACAAGGATATCTTTGCCAAAGGATTGGGTTAATGCAATGGGAATAACTCCCGAAAACCGACAAGTCACAGCCACTTTTGATGAAGAAAAAAAAATAATCCAAATATGGTCTGAAAAACAGGAATAACAAAAAGCCTTGCACTGGAAGTGTTATCACTCCCAGGCAAGGTCTTTTTTAACATATCTTTCACTGCTCAATCATCACCTAAAAAGCCCGCCTTTTAAAGAAAAAACTTTTCAAAAAGTGTTGACATACCACGCAATGCGTGGTATAATGAAGACAGTTAAGAGATAGGGAGTGCAAAACAAAAAAACAACTTAAAGGAGGAGTTAAAGATGTTAACAGAAGTTCAATACAACACTTACATGAATGATAATTTAGAGGTAAATGCAGTAAAATGGGAGCACTATGATTGCGAGGATAAAAGCCTCCACTATAACAACGGCCTATTATACTCAATAAGAATTAAAGAGGTTTTCTTCTCACACTTCTTTTCATTGCTAGATATTTTGCAAAAACCCGGTGTTGACTACAAAGAGTGGGCAAAAGATATTATAAGCCAGCAAGTGTGGGAGCATTTCAGGATAGATCAGGGCGAACTGGAGGACAGAGATTTCAAACAGGGAGGCCTTGAATTTATGGATGAAACACTCAAGAGGTGTGTTAAGAAATTAGACTTCAATGAGATACATAATCTTGCTTGGATAACAGGCTCTAAATAGAAATTAAGAATAAATCAGCTATGCAGGCAGCCTTTGTAAGGTTGCCTGCATAGCATGAAAAGAAAGGACATTGAATGACAGAAAATGTAAAAAGATTAAAAGAGCTCCGGACATCGATTGGAATGTCTCAGGTCTCTTTTGCAAAAGAATTCGGCATCCCAGTTCGTACAATAGAAGACTGGGAAAGTGGCAAACGCACAGTTCGAGGCTATATTATAGATTTGCTATATCGAGTAGCAAAATCAGAGGGAAAAATAGAATAAAAAAGTGTTGACATACCACGCAATGCGTGGTATAATAAAGACAGTTAAAGGATAGGGAGTGCGAGATAAATTATTTTAAGGAGGACATAAAAAATGTCAAAGTACACAGTAAACATGGTAAACAGCGTAGAGATGAATGAGTTCGATCATAGGTTTTACATTGCGATGGACGATGGTGCGAAGTTTGAAGTTAATATGCACCACTTATCTAAAGAAGATGTTGATGGGCTCAAAAACATAGAGGGGTATGACGAAAACCCTAAAGTTTTTGAAAGGCTTATGGAAGTAGCAGAAGAAAGATAATCAAAACAAAAAACGCAAGCCCTCGAAAGAGGGCTTGCAGATAAGATAAAAATTATGAAAAGAGATATAATAAAAGTAGGAGAAGTTAGAGGTAACCTTAAGATACTGGCGATAAGTCAGTATCGCCCCCGTAAGTATGAAGTTAAGTGCTTGCGATGCGACAAGACTTTTATATCCTATCCTCAACCCATCACTCAACATCCGGAAGGTTGTTTCGAGTGTAGAGAAAGGGATTTAAAAGAGTCTGTAATTGATAAGTATTCAAAATACAATGGAAAAATTTTTGGAAATCTGAAGATTTTAGGTTTTGACAGTGTAAGGAATAGGCTGCGGATGGCAAGGTGCCTTTGCCTCAATTGCGGCCGTGAAACCTCTGTCCCTTACACTAAATTGATAAGGGGTGTTGTAAAGGCATGCTTTTCTTGTGCAAAAAAGAATTTAGAAAAAGGGATCGTTGAAGTATCAGATTTGAGTAAGGGCGGTAGCAGCCTTCTACACATCACATCGGACACGATAAAGAAAAATAACACGTCTGGTTTTACTGGCGTGTCATTAATGAAGAGCGGAAAATACAGAGCTTATATAAATTTCCAAAGAAAACAATTTCACTTAGGCTCTTTTGATACACCTGAAGATGCAGCGGCCGCATATCGGGATGCAAAAGAAAAAATAAAAACAGACTTCATAGATTGGTACAAAAAAGCTTATCCCGATTTATGGGATAAGTATAAGGATAAAGTTGAGAGGAGGCAAGAAAAATAAAGCTTGCCCCCTTTTTCTATTTATTGTTCTGCTGTTTGTTCCTCAGATCCCTTTTTAAGTACATCAATAGCTTTTGTAATTACTCCGGGTATAGGCACGCCCATAAGCCCAGCATTTTCAATAATGCTTATAGACTCATTGGCTATAAAAGCAATTATTACAGCGTCCTTTATGTATGTGGTATGCATTATCAAATCGAGCCTTACAGCTACAAGGACTATAAGCAGCACTACACCTTTTCTGCAAAGACCCTTAAAGCCGGCTCTTGACTCCAGTGCCCCTGTCTCAGACTTCTTACTTCTCTTGAAAATTCCGGCCACTGCAAGGCCAGTGATATAGTCTACAGACATAAAAATTATAAGTGTAATTAGAGCCTCGCTCCATCCGCCAAACATAGTTGCTATAAATCCCCCTATCACTCCAACAATTGAATATAAAACATTTGCTCTCATATGAATCCTCCTATTCTATAAGCTCATACTTATCAAATTCCGGTGCCACTGTGTCATATTCCTTCTGATACTTACCTTTATCATCTACCCAGTAGTAAAGCTCCTTATCAGAATCCTTTATATATCCACTTTTCGCCATTACACCACTACTTGTGAGATAGTAGTCAGCACCATCAACATTTACCCATTGTCCACTAAGCATGGCTCCGTCTCGTGGATTAAGATAATACCATTCATCATTTTCCTGTTTAAACCAGCCTGTGATCATATAACCTGCTTCATCTGTCACATACCATCTATCACCGGATTTTATCCATTGACCTTTTAATACCACGCCGTTAAGCTCATATATCCACTTGTCATCAAACTGTACCCATCCTGTAAAGGAATTCTTTTTATGCATCTTACAAGCCTCATAAGCACACCAGCTGGTGAATTGCTCACACCAGTATGCCGGATGGTTGCCATTACAATTTTCCTTATACCATTCTCCATACTTGGTATAGTTATTTCTACCTACATTGGTATGCTTACCGTCAAGACCTGCATTGCTTGCCTTTTCCTCATAGCCTATTTCTTCACAAGCTACTTTTACAAGTTCTTCAGCTGTACAGGTATTATCCCCAAACAATGGACTACAAAAACAATTTATTCTATTAGTTCCTCCCACCTCTGCTAAAGTGAAAGAATATTTTTTTCTTGCTACACATCCACCATTTCTATCAAAACTTACAGAACTTGTATTACCTTCCACTGTTTCAATATTGTATCTGTCTCCACTCTTTTCTACAGATACAACAATTCCTACATGTGCCACTCTTCCAAGGCTCTGACTATAAAAGTATACTTTATCCCCGATATGTGGTTCTCTACTAATTCTTCCTTGTCTACTTAGTAAAGCTTTACCTGCCAGAGTGAACTGCGAGTAATCTCCACCCACAAGCTTTTTGCCTGCTAAAAACGCATTCAACATTATTTACCTTCTTTCTGTATAAAAAAGAGAGCACATTATGGCTCTCTAAAAACTACTTAATATCCTATTTGTTACCCTATGGAGTTAATCCAACAGGTGGCATAAGCATAGTAGATGCTCCAACTCCATTACCTATATCAGTGCTTCCAATTTGCACAGACGCAAAATCATATGTTCTAAAACTTGCATTCTCTCCCGGTGAGAATCTAACACATGTATAGTTGCTTCTTGCTCTAAGCTTAACATCACCTGTACCTGCATCACTATACAATGTAGCAGGTACAGCTCCATAATCTGCCTTCACACGACTTGTGTCAACGCTTCTCCACGCTCCATCAAGCAAGTTACTTTTATAATATGCTACTTGAACATAATTTGCAGAATCAGAAAAATTGGAAGTGTTTATTGTTTCTTCTTTTTGGACGCAAAGAAAAGATTTATCATTCGTATTATTAATATGCATTGTTGCATCCACCTGTGCCAACTGGTATGATCCAAGTACAATGGAGTGGAATATTTTATTCAAGGAATTTCCATCTAAAGTTCCCATAAATTGTCCGCCCGATACAATATCATTTTTTAATTGCTCACTTCCAACTCCAATATTTTGTCTGCCTTTACCAAATACACTTTTTAAATCTGTAGTCTTTGCAAATAAAATAAGTAAATCAGTAATCACATTCAGTATTGCACCTTGCAAAAGTCTATAGCCACGAAGCAGCTCATCACCTTTCCATAATGATACAGCTCCAACTAAGTGTTGCATCTGTGTCTTATTTCCAACAAATACATTAGTTCCAGCTATACTTGTTAAAAATACACTGTCAGTATCCCCCATACCTGTTTTCGATATGAAAATACCGGCAACGCTATCAGATAACTTTGAGCCGTAGAACATAGGTAGCCAAACTCCTTCTACCTCTTCCAATCTACTGCCGTTCCACTCTCTAAATCCGATAGCCTCAAAACCTTCTCTTTTTTCAAAACTGAACCACACATATCTATCATCACCATAGACTTCCTGTCTTATATATACTCTAGGAAGCCATGAGTATGCACCACCCGGATACCTTGCATTACTTACATCTGAAGCGGTGCCATCCAGCCTCTTTGTGTAGTCAGCCTCATTCAACCTGTAATCACCAATACCGGTTTCAAGTACCATCCAAGGTTTATTGCCGGCAATCACGGGAAATTTTTCCCATGAACCATAATTTACTTTGCTTTGATCCAAATCCTGTGTAATTGGAGTAAAGTCCTTGTTCGCTCCAATATACTCAATCTTTTTTGCAGGATTAGATTCCCTCATGTGTTCAACGAATCCATACACCTGATCATCTCTGACAATGTTATAAATTTTATCCTGCGTCTCTTTGTCTGCCAAAAATACCTTTGCCATTATTCTTCCACCTCCTCATAGTAGAAAGCACCATTACTGACTCCAAGCCTATACTTTTTACCTGTGATATCATCTGTCAGAATAACTGTATTGACCTGTAGTGGTGCGTCCATCTTAATTACAACCTTATCAGCATTTGAAACTTCAATTAAGAAATTTATTGCAATTGTAGATGGTAGCAGATCGTTATAGGCCGGTAAATAGTCCCACTGATTATCATTTGCAATAGCAATTGCATATAAAATTTCACCTTCATCCGGGTCTTTTGCATATATGCCCACTTCTTTGATATAGTATCCATTTTGCAAATTTCCACTTTCCTGCTTATTTGTAATAAGGAATTTTATAAAGACATTAGTATCATTTTGTCTCTTTAATGCCACAAACTTAAACTCCTGTCTTTGTGCCTTTAGAGCAGTTCTTTGGGTTAAATCATCCGATATACTATAGCTTCCATCTCCTGATACCGCTTTAGTTAGCTCTATCTTTGCTTTATTTACCTGTGCTTTGGCAAGCAAGGCAATGCCTTTTTTTGTCAGAACAGCCTCTTTAAATACTCCAGCCATATTTTCTTACCTCTCCTACCTGTTATAAATTACTATTTCCGGAAAGCTTATCGCTGCTACACCTATATAAGGCTTGCCTTTGACAGGCTCATCACGACTATTATAATTATATATGTTTCTTTCCGGCTTGCTTACTATTCCTGCACCCACCTTTTCTCTCATCCCTACATTACGCAAAATTGTAATTCTTCTGATATGCGACCTTGCATTTTTAACTTTTTGAATGAGATTTGCAAAGTAGAGCATAAGCTCCTCAGTCACCCTTGCTGCTGTCTGAATCTCAAAAGTTCCCGGTGTATAAGGTGGATCCGGAAAATCAAACCATTCTACAACATCACCATCTCCAAAAACTGTGTTTATCAGCTCTTTGACAGCACTTGGAGTTCCTGCTTTCTGATACCATACCAGTGCATTTTTTACAAGCTGTCTCTTTATATTGATTGGCAAATTCTCATCATAATATTGTGTTCTAAACTCAAGAGCCATTAAATCCAATATATCATCTTCCATGTGGTCAATATCAGCGTATAGTAATATCTGAATAGAAAACCTTATAATTTTCTCCATTGCCATCTTGTATGCATAGCTGATAGCTACATTACTTGGCTCAGACGAAAGCACCGGAGGTAAAACGGAAATGATTTCCGCATCTTCATACTTAATCATTTTCAAGACCTCCATAAGTTACTGTCTGCATATCAACACCTGCTACCGAATTTTCATCAACCACTGTAAAAACAGGAGATGTTATGTCTGCTCTCTTTGCTCCTGCATCAATGATTTTTTGCTTTAAAATATCAGGATTTATATCTCTTCCAATCTCAGCTCTTTGCCATGCAACATACTCTGTTATTGCTTGAGTAACTTTCGCCTGTATTGTATTTGCCATTGATTGATCACTTTTATTGATATAATAAGTTAGGTTAATATTATATTTTTTTCTTGTAGGTGCAAGCACTTCAACTTTATCTGTCAGCGGCCTTATATTTTCTCCTGACAGATATTCCTTTAGTTTATGTATTGATTCAGCTTCAGGTATTGCACCGTCCTTTAAAAGATAGCGTATCTGAACGACTCCCGGCTCGGGACTTGTAATTCTTACATTGCTGATATCAGAACTGTATTGCCTTGTAAAGTATTCATATGAGTCCACAGAACCTGCAGTTGAGTATGACGCAGGAGCGATATATATTCTTTGTCTTAGTGATTCATCAGACTCTATATCAGCTCCGTTCTCAGGCTTAGTTATATTCTTTGCACTGTCAATAAATGCCACAATATCAACGATTGTATTGAGGTCTCCAATATCATAATTATTAGTTGCTGCTCCCGTGGTCGTACAAGTAGCTTGAACATCTACATACTTCTTACCTACTGGTATTTCTGCATACACATCTGTAGCAAAATAAATATTATCTCCTGCGGTTACCCTTGTCCCTTTAGGAATTCCTATAGCAGATACTCTTTGAGTGGTCATTGAAAATCTTATTGTAGTTGTAGCCCCCGTTGCAGGCTTCCTATAGATATGCTTTAGTGCTCCAAGGTTTTCCAAGTAGTCACCTCTACTGTACTTTAATAATCCCATTTTTCCGGCATCATCCAAATACATATATCCCTGATAAATAAAGTATGCACCTGTAAGCAATATTATTCGCCTATCATCTGCTTTACCAAGTACAATATCTTCACCTGTGATTTCCTTATATTTTTCTTTAAACCAGGCAATCATATCATCTGCGAGCTGCTCCATTGTATAGTTCTTCATAAAAGATATTTCAGGATAATCTTTTATACTCTTTAGGTTACTATTCTCCACTGCCATCACCCCTCTCAAGGTATACTTTTATCTTTGTTTCTCCATCATTGGTATGCTTAAAATCTACACTACTTACAGCTACCCTTGGCTCAAATATTTCAACCTTTGCAACAATATCTGTTGCAATATCATTTTCAAGATCCACAGGGATTTTAGAAACATTATCAATTGACAGTCCTAGGCTTCTAATCAGTGGCACAGTACCTTCAGACAGTCTGAAGATATTATTCAAATTTCTAAGAATGTCTTTGATTTCAGATTTGTCTACCTCATCCAAAAATTCAAACTGAAATTCATTCATATAGTCTCCCTATCTATATTCCGTCATTGTAATATCAAACTGTGCACTTAGGAGTTCTCCCTTTTGAAGTACAACTCCAAAACTCTCTGACACTGCTGTAATCATAGCTTTAGAACATATATTCCGTCTTCCGATCACAAGTGGAGCTGTCACTCCTGATGTCATATAGTTTATGAGTTTCTTTTCAAGCTTCTTAGGTGACATTCCCCTTGTAGCAATAACTTTTATTGTGAATGTTATAGCTTGAAGATTACTTCCCAGTAGCTCCACCAAAGGCTTGCCACCAATTACCTGATGTATTGTAGTTCTGACTCCGAAATCCCTTTTAAATCCGTTAAATGTAAGGATTCTTTTATCACTGGTTTCAAATTTAAGATAAGGTCCCCAGTTCCCAATCTTTGCCATTTATCCTCCTACTTAGCAATAATCTCTGCTAAACTGATACTTCCCGACTTGTCTTTGAAATTTAATGCTCCATTGCTTACATTTATCTCTGCCTTCGGATCGTCTCCGGCGTAAAACTTCCCAAGAATTACTGCCGTTGAATTATCATTGCTCATATGAGCTACTACAACTGCATCATCTTTTTCGAATGTCTGTTTTATCCCTGCAAAGGCTAATACCGGAAGTTCTGTAGTTGTTTTCCCGGTATCCGGATAGGTGACAGATACTCCACCGGTTCCTATACTGCTTACAAATCCTATTCTTATCATTATCTGTCTCCTATAATCGTTCAAATATTTTGTAGGCACTGACCTGCATCTTATGGCCTGAACCTCCTGACAGCTCATGGCTGACCTTAGTTACATAGTACTTACCGTCAATCCTTCCCATGCCTTTTACCTCTATATTGCATGAAGCCACAATATTGGCATCTCCCAAAGCTGTAAACTCTAATGTTACAGCCTTTTCATTTTCAGAGTTAACTTTTGCCTTTGCAATTCTCTCAGCTTCTTCCTTGCTGTCAGCCTTTTCATTGAGAACTAAAAGCCTTGTTTCATCTCCGACAGTTACAGATATAACTTTTGTTTTTTCCTTTTCATCTTTAGCATTTTTATCTACCTGTGTGTATGATATCTTTGCTCCGGTATAAGTTCCCACCAGAGTCGTATTCCAAGCCCACTCTTCAAAGTCGTGCTCTGAGTATGTTGCAGTTATACCTCTTCCTTCATAAATGGTCTTATCAAAGATAACCAAAGCCTTTTTATAAATCTTTATAAAGAGACCTTGGTCAGTACAAAGTTTTGATATGAACTCACTGTCAGATTGTTCTTCCTGATCTATCTTTTCGATTATCGGCTCTCCTGCCCAGAAGTAGATGTCCGTCATGCCATACTTGCCTTTTATCTCCTCTGCAATCTGCTTTACAGTGACCTTCTCCCAAGTCTTGCTTACCTTACCTGTCTGAAAGCCCTGACTTGCCGGAAGTGATATTCCTTTGATACTGCATTTATGTCCACTGCTTCCACCTGAATATGTAATATCATCTATTGTAAAGTTTCCACAGTGATACTTCTGATATGTATTGGTGCCTGTCATGTTGTGAAAGAATATGCTTACATCAAGGTCATGCTCTTTTTCAGGTACGAAGCCTTTGCCCATTGCCCAAGCAGCATTTCTGTCAGCCAAATCTATCGTGATTTCATCTGCACTTCCTGAATCATTGTCGGTATATGATATACTTTCACATCTGCCTGACAGACCTACCTCCGCTCCATCGTAAAGTATTTGATATGTAACTTTTCTAGCCTTTTGCATTAAGCATAGCCCTCCATGTTGGATAGTCACTTGGCACAGATTGTCTGATTATATTTTCTTCATCAGGTAGCATGAGTTTTACTCCTGCAGGAAATATGAAAATATCCAGCTTTTCCCTGTTTAAATCCATGATTTTATCGCACATATATTCATTTCCATACACCTCATATGCAATCTGGTCCCATGTTTGACCTTGAATAGTTGTGTATACCCTCATATATTTTCACCTTCCTAAAAGTTAACTCTTCTTTTTCTCTTAAGCCATTGCTCCATCTTTTTATCAAATTCAGACTGTGATTCTTTCTCTGCTTGAACAATATCTTCCTTTGTTGGTGCTACTCCTTCAAAGTGATATACAGGAGCATAGTTTATCGACACTGCTCCATTATCACCACCTGCACCTTCGACCGCATACCCTGAAGTGGCTATTCGATCACTCAGTGTTGATAGTGGCACCCTGTTTGTTCCCATCTGGAAGTCTTCAATACGCTCTGCAAGTAGTTTTACAGATGCACCTATTGCACTGTCAATAAATCCACCCATTTTACTCCATAGATCTGACAACGGAAGTATTGCTTCAGCTCCTGCCTCTCCACCTACCATAGCACTATTCCCATTTATTCCAAACATTGTGGGACTGGTCATTATTCCACCATCTTTGTACCATTCTACTCCCATAGTAGGTACCTTTGGTGGTGCAAGGCTGAAATCTCCCTTTATTGAAAAATGCGGCATTTTTAGCTTGGGTAGTTCCCATTTAAAGTTAAAAAATCCTTTTATTGCATTTACTGCACCAGATACAATGTTTTTTGCCGCTTCCAGTTTTTCACTAAATGCATTTTTTATCCCATCAAGTATTCCAACCACTGTGTTCTTTGCACCCTCTAAGTGAGTAGTAAAAAATGATTTTATTTCTGACAGCTTGCCATTTGTAGCCACATTTATTGCACTAAGAGCACCAACAACAATTCCTTGCACTGCATTAAGTGGTGCAAGGGCAAGAGAACTCAATGCACCAAATGCACCTGAAAAGATACCTTTCAATCCTTCAAGAGCTTGCGACCAGTTGCCTGTAAAAACTCCTTGCACAAAGTCTATGACTCCTTGAAAGGCCTGCTTTACTCCACCGATAACTCCATCTATTGTCGCCTTCCATCCATTAAAGACTCCTTCAATGAATGCAAAAGCAACAGGGAATTTATTCTTAAAACTTTCTATAGCATTCCCAACAGATTCTTTAATGGCATTAAACTTCTCACCAAGCCATGATCCAAGCTGTCCTGCCTTTTCCTTTACCGTATCCCAGTTCTTCCAAAGTAAAACTCCGATAGCAATAATCGCACCTATTGCCAAAATCACCAAACCTATAGGACTAGTTAAAAAAGCAAATGCCGCACCAAGTGCACTTGTCACTGTTGCACCAATGCCTGCCACAGTATTCCAAGCTGCTGTTGCAGTTATACTTGCCCACTGTGCAACAGTGTGTGCTTTTTCTGAAACAATGAGGGCATATTTCTTAGCAATTGATATTCCTGTCAGAATATGATCTTGAGCATATAATCCATTGATATATATTGTTGCTGCAATGTCCTTTGCTTTTGCAATATTTAAAATTGTCATAGCCTTTGCAGCAGAATAAATACCTGTTACAAGCTGGTAAAATTTAACAGCTCCAACTGCCACACCTATTGCAGTGATTGTAGGTAAGAATCCATCCCACTCCACAAATGCATCCACTACATCTGCGGCACCTCCAACCACTTTAAGAAGTGCGTCAGTAATATTTGGAATAGCTGTTTCAGCTATATATGTAATCGTAGGCTTGGCATTATCAAAAGCTTCAAACAACCTATCCTTTAAATCACTTACTAAATCAATAACGCTTTGTATTGTAGGTTCGTTTTCAGAGATTTTTTCTGTTACTCCGGTGACAGCACTTTCAAGTGTTCCTATAAAAAAGTCCGCCACCTCTTGACCTTTACTGATGAAGTCCTGTGCTACTCCAATGGCACTTTTTATCGAGTCGGGAAGTTTAATTCCGAAACTTTCTTCCATCATTGTGCTGAAAGAGTCTATATCTCCTTCACCGCCTGTGACCGCCACCAAGAAATCCATGACACCTGTAGTCATATTACCTACACCTGTCATAAACTCATCTATTGGGAGTTTATTTATCATTCCGACAAAGTTTTCAGTAATCTTAGGAATAGTATTGGAAAATCCATCCATTATTTTTATCGCATGTGGTCCAAAGGCTTCAATCATTGATATTTTCAGATCACTTACGGCACTGCTCATTCTTGCCATTGCACCCTTCAAGGTGTTTGTGACCTTTTTATCCATTTCATCCAGTGCACCTTCGGAATTATTAAGGTTATCTGATAGTGCATCCCAAGCTGAAGCTGTACCGTCCACACCTTCTTTTACACCATCAAGGAGATATCCGAACTTTGAGTAGTAGTTTGTTCCGGCAATGGCTGCCATATAGTTATTCTTCTCTTCCTCTGTCAGACCTGACATCGCACCATTCAAATCAATAAGAATTTGACGCATATCTCTCATTTTGCCGGTATTATCATAGACAGCGACACCAAGCTCCTTAAATGCCGCCTTTGCCGCATCTTTGGTAGAAATACGCACCAACATTGAGTTCAGGGCAGTACCTGCCTCTGCACCCTTTACACCATTATTCGCAAGTATACCAAGAGCGGTTGCAGTCTCCTTGAAATCCATACCTGATGCCCTGGCGGCACCACCACACCCAATCATTGCTTCCATCAATGCTGCAGAAGTTGTATTTGCCTTGTTATTGGTCATAACAACTACATCAAGATATTCCTGCAGTTCATCTATACCAACTCCCATTGCACTCATTGAGTCAGTAACCTGATCGCTTGTAGTCGCTAGATCCGCCTGTGTAGCCTCTGCAAGCTTTAAGACAGGAGTAAGTGCTTTTGTGCTGGTCTCCACATTCCAACCTGCAAGTGCCATATATCCCAATGCATCAGCAGCTTCAGATGCAGTGAAGGTGGTGGCTTTTCCTGCTTCTCTTGCAGCTTTTGACAGCTTTTCATATTCACTTTCAGTAGCGCCGGCTATGCCTGCTGTATTTGCCATTGACTGTTCAAACTCTGAATATTCGCTAACTGCATCTCCAATAAATTGTCCAACCTTTATTGCAGCAAATGCTCCTGTAATCATAACAGCTGCCTTTTTTGCCATTCCTGCAAGGTGACTAATCCCATCTTCAGTCATGCCAAGGCTCTGCTTCAAAGAGTTCTCTACTTTACCTGCGATTCGAATTGCCAGCTCTTGCTCGCTGCTTCCTGCCAATCTCTTCCACCTCCTCTGCTATTTCTATCAATTCAAAAACAGACAGGGATAGAAAATAATCAATTCCTGTCTGTAATGACATAGCAAGCTGTATTGCAATTTTTCTTAAATTTTTACCATCTTCAGGTCTTATCCCTCTCCGTAAAAAAAAGAGGTTACCTTATTCTTTACCTTGATAGCATCCCTTGGATGTAATCTTTGGAAAAATTCCAAAGGCATCTTCGTTGCTCTTGCTGATATGATACAAGCATATTCAAGTGACATCTCAGGTAAGAATGAGAAGCTTCCACTTTTTTCCAGTATTTTATTTGCTGCAATCATATCGGTTGCAGTCATATCTTCCAATGTACTCAAGTCTATCTCTTCATATTCCTTATCCTCAAAAAAATACTTCTTTGAGAAATGAACTACCATAGAAGACTCAGAGACTGAACTCCCTGTAGAACCATCCTTAGTGTTTGCAACATTAATTACTTTATCTTTATCTGCCATATCTGTCTCCTTTAGCACTGACTTCTAATCTTCGCCAACAAATCTCTATCATTGACTTTGTAAACATTATTAAGCTTATCAAGTTCAACTCTCTTTTTACCATCAAGCTCTATCATGATATATGCCACCTCAACAGTAACGGAGGCATCCATTGCTCCGCCCTGCTTAATGGTTCCACCTGTAAGTTTCTTTTGCCTTCCTCTGACTACAACTCTCATTCCCTTAGTATCTATTCCACCGGTACTCTTTACCGTATATTGTTCACTTGCTCTAAGAGTTAAGTCAAGAGTTTCTGTTGGAGACATAAGGCTAAAAGCATCCTCATCAAGTATACGGAAAGGGATTTCAAGCTCCATACTTCCGAAAGCTCCGATTACAACCTCTTCTATTTCTCCAAGTATACCCGGTCCGCTAAGTGTCTCCGTTGTTCCTTCAAAATCAGGGAGAGTTATCTCTCCTGTCAATCCCACAAGAGCAGTTCCTTTATAATAAAGATTGAAATTGTTAATCACTCCCGGTATCCCAAGAACTCCTGCCATAATTAATTACCTCCTCCACTTATTGCTGCTGCAAGCATGCTTGGATCAAACTCCAAAACATTAAGGATATCCTCTGCCGGTGTATAAGGTGCCAGATATTGACGGAATTTAATCTTACCATTCAGTATGTCCGTTATTTGATTATCCTTTTCCTCAAATACAATCCTTGCGCCTGCACACTTGCCCTGTGACACATATGAATTTCCTCTGATATTCTCACTATCGACAATTGATTCAATTAAACGATAATTTGCAGGGTCATCCACTTTCTGGAAATATGTCATAATAAAGCTGTTACCCCACCATGAAAAAAACCTTCTACAGCAAAACCATCTGTCTTTAGGATCTGTTACCCCGGGATATGCTGCTGTATTATTTCCCCATGTTCTCCAACCATTAACATTAATTGCTGTGATAACACCCTGACTGTTAAGTAGATTTGCCTGATTCTGATCAAGTGTTACCTCAGCTCCGTCATCAAGTACCAGGCCTGTGATTTTTGCCATCTTATTTGAAGGTGAAAGATTTGGAACATCATCATTACTTGCATCTGTATAAGCAGTAAGTGCCGCAAATATTGCCGAAAATGCGTACTGCTTCTTACCAACCTTTACTTGTGGCCATAGCACAACGCTGTGCTTATTTGTATATCCGTTTTTATTTTTCCACTCTCCAACCGCACTGTACTTCTTTGCTCCGGTACTACTGCTGTCTAAATCAAGGACACATTCACAACTGAATACTCCATTGATTTCCGAACACTTGCTTCCCAAAACAATTCCTACTTCAGGTATTTGTGACCATCCTGGTGCAAGTAAAAGCCCGGGTGTCATGTTGAACCTCGGGTATACCTGTCTGATAAGCTCAAGTCCACTTTCTTTGTCTGTAGCTGCATCATATCCACCAATTATGTCCTTTGCCTTTACAGCCGAAGGATCTATACTTGTGGACTTTACTGTTAGTGTACTTGCTCCTGCATGTGAACTTCCCTCAATCAGAGATACCAGTACTTTTCCATCATCAGTAAAACTTGTAATATAATCTTCATTTTTTGCAAGTGTGGTAGCTCCGTCTTTAACCACTAAAGTATCAAGAAGAATTCCATCTTCTTCAAGCTTTGCCTGCTTTGCAACCACATTTACTGAAGCCTCTGTATTATCTTTTTTGTGCTTTTTAGGATCCAATACATTAATAAAAATAATTGGAGCCACATTAAAAATCCTGAAACTTGCATCCATACTTTGACAGAGAGTGAATTTTTTAAAATCATCACTGTATCCAAGTTGACTCGCTGCCTCTGAGAAGCTATATGCAATCAGTGGCACATTAGTAACACTATATGGGTCTTTTGCAAGATTTATCGGTGCAGTTCCAATTACAACCTGTAGTCCTGCACTTCCTGTAATTGGAGCAACAATACTTGTTGCCTGTTCCTCAATCCTTATTCCGTGATTATAAGCCATTAACTATCCTCCTGTAATTTATAATCTGCAACCTTTTCATATAATGAGAATGTTGCTCCTGACTTCGTCTCAATTTCTTTTAGTGCATCTGCAAGCCTGTTTACAGGAATAACTAATCCCTTAAATGCAGGCTCTTTATCAATTGCCGCCTTTAAATTATCCGGTAGACCATTATTGAATATAGTACTGTGACTTGCTACACCTACTATTGTAGGACCAACATAAACAAGTGTTTCCACTTCCTTTGGTTGGGCTGTAGGTATAAGTGCCCTTACTTCTTCCACCGGTTCTGTTATTGTTTTCTTTAGTTCACTCATGCGTATTTATCCTCCGTTCTTATAGCCGCTGTCTTAAAAGTCATGCTGATAGCTCCGAAAAAATATGGGAATGACTCCTCTTCCTGAAGAGCCCACTCAAATGGATGCTGTTCATCATTTAAAAATACAAACCGATTTGCCAAGATGGGATTTTTCAAAAATCTCTCACTAATTTTCTGAATTAATTCAAGTAATGTCTCATGACCATCATTGTTCAAATTATCATCAAAACATCCAAGAATTAACATCACCTGAACTTCCTGTGCTTCCACCCATCCTTTTATCTTGCCATCTAAAATCCTTACAATAATATATGGAACAGGATCCGGTGCATCCTCGTCTTCTCGTATTGGAAGATTCTGGGCATATATATTTAGTGAGCCATACTTACCAAGAGAATCTTTAAATAAATCTTTTTCAAAAATACCACCAATATCTTTCATCAACTCTTTTTGAAGATTTCCTGCTGTCATTATCTACCTCTGAAAATTCTACTTGTTTCCCTATTTATATGTTTCTTCAAGCTTTCTTGTATCTTAGGCTTGACGATGCCATATACTTTCAACTCATTTCCAATCATTCTAGGGATTGATGGGCTGTAAAATTCTTTTAATTTAGTAGTATCTCCACCGGTTTCTTTTCTCTTAGATATACCATTTGTATATTTATTAGGTGGGTCTCTTCTAACCACAGCTGTATGTCCTGAATGATACTTCACAACAAATGCTTTTAACTTATCGTTCAGTGACAAGTCCTTTAAAGCTCCATCTTTGTACAACTTACCCCTTGCACTTGCTCCACCGCTATGCCTTCTATATTTAAAATCCGATAGTGCAGTAGCCTTTCCTGTTATCTTTAAAGTCGCAACAAGATTTGAAGCAGTTGCATTTTTCTGCCTAATTGCTTTTTTAAACCTTGGAGATTTTACAGCATACGTCTCCCTCGCTTTATCTGCCAGAGCTGTCTTTGCATCTCTGGCAGTAGCGTTTAAGGCTTTTTTTATAACATTAGGCACTTGATTTTCGAACAACAAAAGTTTAGCTCTAACCCTTGAAAGACTAACCTCATCAATACCAAACTCAATCATTTGCTCCTATTCCCTTCCAGCGTTATCGTATAAATACCATACTCATCTGTAGAGTCAGTAATTAAATATCGCTTACCATCTAGCATGATTTGCCTTCCGATCGCAGGCAATGGTCCAAAGTCCTTCGCTTTCACATAAATCAACTTTTGCTTAACATATACTCCGTCCATATTAGACTTTGCCTTTTTTTCTCTCTCTATGACCTCATTGTCATCAATCTGAATAGGCATATTCTTGCCATCTACATTATGAATATCTGCAAACTCCAAGGTGTTAAGGAATACATTCTCAATATCCTGATTTAAAATTTCCTTGAATGACTTCCTTTGCATCAATCCCTACTTTCTGCTCCTTGCAGGTGTTTTTGGTATCTTCCCAACAAGATTTTCATCTGTCTCCGCACCTACTGCATCACCTGCAAGTCCTGCCTCTGCCACCACAGGAGTTGCTGTAGCAGGTGGTAATTCCTCTTCTGATTTTTCATCTTTAGCACCATCCGATACAGATTCCTCATCTTCTACCCACTCGGCAGTTCCTGCATCAAGCCAAGCTTTTACCATTTCAGGGTTATTTGCAACCAGTTCTTCTCCAATATCATATTGCTTTGACAAATAAAGAATTGGATATTTAGCTATAAGTTTTCGCATACTTGCCTCCTATCCAATTTTTACCTTGATGGAAGTAGCACTCGCCACTGCATCTTCAGCAGCATATCCTGCAGGTGTGTTGCTTCCTGCGGTCTCAGTTATTCCCGTACCGTCAAAGTACACATTCGTTCCCATTTTTATTTCATTCGTTCCGGTTTTCTTAAACTCAAACACTCCTGAAACATGAATCGTTCCCGTTACCTTTGGCAGGATATCGTCCCCTGCTATACCAATTCTTGTTCCAATCTTTATTACAGTGCCGACAGTAATCTTATCACTGCCGGTATTTGTATAGTCGAGAGCTTCCCCTCTCTGAAAATATGTAGCACTTGCCATTATTATTTACCTCCTTTTTATGCCAGTGGATCGCCAACCACTATTCCGTTGTTCTTAACCGCACCTCTCCAGTCCATAACTGCAACGCCCCAGTCAATATATATATCCCAAACGAATCCAAGTTGCCCTGGCGTTTCCATTCTTCGTATAGTTGGGATTTCCTGCCCGTTGAGGTAATCAACTTCAATAAAGTCGGTATCATCCTGATGTCCGATTAAGAACCAAGGCATTGTCTTTCCATATCCACCACAAAGTGCATTAATTGTAGGCTCTTCCACAATTTCGATTGAACTTGCATATCTAAAGAGTGGATTGACTGCCTGAGTGTTACCTGATGTGTTGATTGTCGGACTGTTAAAGATTGTAAACACATCAAATCCCATTCCTGACGGAACAACGAGTGTTGCCGGTCTCACAATTATTGCATCTCCAAACTCATCCAACTGACCCTGAAGAGCCAAGATCATCTTTTGCATTGACTCTCTTGTTATTCCTGTCCCTGTTGCCAGAACATTCTTGTGGCTGTTTGAGAAGAGCGGAGTTCCATCATATATTGCCGGGTTTTTAAGCAATATATTATAAACCTGCTTATTTATTGTTTTTCTTGCACTTGCCGCATACTTAGCAGGAATTTTAGTTACAAGATCGATATCATCATTGATAAATGCCTGCCTTGTAAGGGTAAACTGTCGACCATATGTCTTGAGCTTTCTTGTAGGACGTTTTACATCATTAAATGTGTCATGCTTAAGCTCACCTCCCTCAGGAACCTCAAGGAACTCTCCTGCAGGTCCTGCCAAGTAGTTATTATCATTTGTCTTAAAATCCTTTAAGCTTCCCTTTTTTGTCCATCTGTCAAAAGTTACAGCAACAGTCTTATGTCCCTCTACATATGCCTTATTAATAGCATTGTCTAAAATTGCCGGGAATGCAGCAGTCGGATTATAATACTGCCTCTGAAGCATCCCAAAGAGCTCATCAGATGTTCTTCGATTTAAATTACCATCTCCATCTCCTGAAAGACACTCAATAGCTAAGTCACGAAGAGACATTCCCATCATCTGCCTTGATCCATCGGCAGGATTGTTGAGGCTCATTCCACTTCTAAGAAGCAATGCATCAGCTGCCGCCTCTCTGAATTTATCTTCTGCTGTTTTGATTACATCAACACCTCTTGCCGCAACTGGAGCACCGTTCTTTCTTACATGATCAAGAGCAGCCGCTCTCACAGCATCAACAGTTGCCTCGCCATCAATGTATGGCTTCGCATCCATTCCAAACTCGCCACAAATATCTGTGATAGTTCTTATTCTGTTTCTCTCATCCTGAAGTGCTCTCTGAACATCAGTATTTGAATCCGCACTTCCAGTCTCTTTATTCTGCTCCTCTGCTGAAATCTCTGCATTTAAAGTTTCAATCTCCCTTTGAAGAGAATCAAACTCAACCTGCTCTTCTGTAGTCAAGTCTCTTCCTGCATTCTTTGCAGCATTAACTATTTCCTGCTGCCTTGATAGCTTTGCTTGTCTTTGTGCTTTCTTGTTCATAATTAGTTACCTCCTTGAACATTTGTTTTATTTATCTGAATCTGTCTTTCAAACCAGTCCATAGAGCGTTTTTCCTTGAATACCGGTTGATCGGACAGCTCCCTTCCAACTCCAACTGTCGGATCTGCCGGGACACTCACTATTGAAATTTCATAAGGTGTCCACTTTCTTGCAATTGCAGCAGGCCCTATGGCCTTGCCATCAGCCGACTGTTTGCCTTGTGCCACTTCTTCCCAAGATTCGATTTGATATCCGACTGATACTCCCTTAAGTGTGCCGTTTGCGACCTTTTGGAATATGCGCTCAGACTCCTCATCAGAATCAAACTCGACTTCTGCCATTCCTCTTCCGCCATCAATCCATGCTTTAGTAATCTTTCCGATTACTGCATCACGATTATGATTAAAAAGTAGACATCCAATCTCGTTAATTCTCGTTAAATCTACAGCACCTTCCGAATGATCTAAAACTTCTGCACCCCAATATCTTTGATATGGTTCTTCAGATGAAAAAGAGAGGATAAACTTTCGCTCATTCCCCTCTCCGTCTAAAGCTCTTATACTGTTTTTTATCAACTCTCTGGTTGCTGTATCCTTACTCCTTTTTTGTACCGGCTTGTCCCTCTGAAGAATTCTCCTCTTCATCTTCATATAACTCCTCCTTTGTTTTACCAAAAATTACACTGCCCATATCAATACCAAAACTTTTGGCATATTCAAGAACTTCTGCAATTTCTTCAATCTGTTCTTTCCAATCCCTGCCCTGTTCTGCAGCAATCTGTTTAAAGGTCTTTTGACCTGTATTTAATGCAATCCTGTTTGCATTTGCCTCCTTTTGTGGATCAATCCATTTTTTAGGTGCAATAATCCATGTATGCTCCAAATATTTATCTTTATTTCCCCAGAAATCTTTTAGCGAGATGTTTCCTGAAAGCCATAAGGATATAACAAATGTCTCATATATCTCATCCATCACTTCCATGAGCATCTCTTTTTCCTCTGCATAGGTCATTTCATCTTCAATGATTCCCTGCCTTGTAGAAGAATAATTACTTTCACTCATATCTCGGCTTGTTGCTTCATAACTGATGCCCTGTCCTGCACCAACAAGTCTTTGTTGAAGCTTTATATAACTTGCTGCATCTGTAGCCTGTCCTGCAGGGTTTACCACCTGTATTTCATCTCCTGCATTAAGTTCCTTAATCATTCCGGGTGTTATAGACTTTCCTTGGTAATCATGCAGTGCTCCCTGCCCTACACCAATTCCTCTTCCTATGCCTGTAGTAGGTATAGTTTTCTTTATAAACACCGAAAGGCAGGCCGCTATCCTCTCTTTCACCGATACAGCTACCATGAATTCGTTTGTATCACGAATTCTTGTGATCGTAGGACTCATATCGCTAATTTCCCTAATCTGTGAAGGTCTATGCTTTGTGTAAAGGAATATAACATCCTTTGCCTCAATGTATACAGGTGTTGTCAGTGCTAAACTGTCAACAGGATACTGCCTAATCCAATATCCGACAGGTTTGTTGTACTCATTCATTTCAATACCGCCAACCACCTTGTTACCTTGAACCTTTGGTGTCATCTGAGCGTTATCAAGTTCATCCACCTCAAATGTCTGAAGCTTAAATGGCAGGAACCCGTCACTTGTATACCTCTTTACTATCAGAATTCCTCCGTCTATTTTCTTTCGTTTCATGCACATTCGCATCATCTGAGTAAACGATTGAGTTCCGGTAACATCACAATTTTGCTTTTTGCACCACTTTTTCCATGCCGCCTCTATGGTATCATTTAATTCATCATCACCTGTCTTTACCTGCAAGGTGTATCCACCGCCTATTACATTTCTCTTATAGGCACCTATAACGGAGTTCATCATATCCGAATTCCGTTCCAAGTCCCTTGCTCTGGCTCTGACATTATCACGACTATATTTATCGGTATACTCCGCTGATTGATTTATCACTCTCCAATTTGCATTCCCTCTTGAGTAATCACCTGCATCATAGCTCCTCATCTCCTCAAGATTTTGTCGCCATGCTTCTCTCTTTGCACCCCATTCAGGGGATATAAAAGAGATTAAATTATCTAACCAACTCATATTACCTACCTTCCGCTAAATATAGCAACGTAGGTATCATCTAAAAGGTGATTACCATTCTCTGACTGTATTTGTGCGGTCAGATCATTTTTCATCTTGTAGAGTAGATTCAAATCTGCACGTGTCATCTGCCTTGTACCAAGCTTATATGACTGTCCTCCTACAAGAACTGTATATATTGCATTATTAACTTCTTCAAGCATTTCTCTTGCTGTATAATTTGTTTCCATCTCTTCTCCATATATTGACTTTACTTACTCTTTTTCCTATTCTTTAAATTAGAAAAGCTATGAGGGGGAACTAATATGTCATTACAAAAATACACTATAAATTTTTCACAAATGACACCGTATGAAAAGGCTGCACTTAAAAAGCTGCTAAATGCTATAGCTGTTACAAGCATTTCTTTTAATTCAGACATTGGTCAATACTTCATAGATGAAGATTTTGATACAAGTCTGATTGAACTTCCTGATTTGCACGACCCAATGGAACGTCATCAGTAAGTAAGTAAAGCCGGTATTCAGAATTAAGAGTTTTCGCATTATAGTTTAACTCAACACGAAAACTCTTTTTACTTTCCATCAGTCTCCACAATTCGTTCATTGCCGTCATCAGTGTTGCAACCATATTTTCAAAGCTTTTTGTATTTACAAGCCCTTTACTTTCTGGTTCTTGCCCCCCCCGGTTAATAAAATTTATAACTTCTTTTTCTTCATCCATAAAAGTTCCTTATGTCCAATTCTCATTATCTTTTATCCACTTTTCTTCCGGGAAGTATTGTTCATTGCTCTCTGAACTCTTTTTCTCATCTGCACTTTCCTGAAGGTTGTCAAGGTGCATTGTTCTTACCCCAAGAATATCTGCTGCACAGAATGCATAAACTTCGCAATCAAGATAGTGATTATCGGCATGAGCTGTTTTTTGTCTCCACTCTTGCTTAACAACACCTTTTCCGTTTTTAACATTAACTTTGTGCTCTGCAGTTACTTGTGTCGCATACTCCATATCACAATCTTTGTATACCATCCATGCTCCAGATCCATTATTCTTTTGCATACGACCTGCAATCATGTCCTTGTATTTGCCTGTGTCAACAAGTACAAGATTCATTCCATATGCTTTACTGTCTGCTTTATTTACTTTAGACAGCCTGTAATGCGTAAGCATGTTATTGGATGAACCTTTGCTTGGCAATGCCCATTCAGAGTTATTTGCACAAAAATCATATACTCTGTCTGTATCATTTCCAGAGTCAATCAGTGCCAATGCCACCACAAGAGGTGTGCTGTCAGCCATTTGATATGATAGATTCATTATTCTTTCAACCTCTTGGAATGAATAAGCTTGTCCATGTGCAATGTTCTGACTTGTAAAATAGTCACCCCATGCTCTTATGCTCCAATACAAACAGTTTTCCTGCACATCAACTCCTGCGGTAAGCACCTTTGTCCACTCCGGGACAATGAACTCTTCACATTCCGTCTGTCTTTCGAGAACCAGCTCAGCACTTGTCTTAAGCTTTGTATCCTCCCAAGGCTCCGCAAGCCAGCTATTCGCAAAGTTTTGTAACCTCTCAGGGTCTTCATGGCTATCCAAAAACTCTTTTGCTATTGCAGAAAATCTCACAAACGGCGAATATAAAGTATTCATCCAGAATGCAACTTTTCTTGCAAACTTTGTGTTTTCCTTCACTGTCCGCCATTCTCCAAACCTTAGCATATCGGGCTTATCTTTATCTGTAATTATACAGCCGCATTCCTGGCATACATAGGTGGCAAACTCTGCACGATCCGCATAGCTCATGCCTTCACCATTTGGGAATTTTATCTGTTTCATTTTTAACTCTATGTATTCACCACAGTGAGGGCAAGGCACGAAGTAATGCTTTTCGATGTCTGCATCTTCCAATGCTTTCCATATATGTCCGTCTCTTAGTGTCGGAGTACTGGTTATGAATATCTTTTTGTTATGAAAGGTTTTTGTCCTCTCCCTTGCAAGTGATATAGGATCTGCTTCCTTCTTACTTGCTCCGGGATACTTATCTACCTCATCTAAAAAAAGATACTTGATAGCTTTACTTGCAAGGCTTGACGGAGAGTTTGAGCCTGCAAGTGTCAGATACATTCCGTCAAACTGTAGTTCCAGCCTTGTTGAGTCATTCTCCAAATACCTTTTTTTTAATCCCGGAGCCGCCTTTATCATAGGCTGCAGTCTGTTTTCTGATATGGATTCAGCAAGCTTATCTGTAGGATAAACAATCATAGTAGGAGCCGGATCTTGTTGGATGATATATCCCACCATGTTTTGCAGGCACTCCGTACCTCCTACCTGAGTAGGCTTTACATAGATTATCTCTTCCGTCTCATAGTTATTAAACTCATCCATTATACCTTTAAGATATGGAGTTTGCTCCGTTCTCCACGGTCCCGGCATAGCGGAAGATTTTACATCCAATACTCTATACTTATCAGCCCATTCACTAACTGTAATATCTTCAGGTGGCTTTAGGAATTTAAGTACTTCTTTTTGGTAGTTTGTAACCTCAAATCTACGGAACGGATTTCTTGCCACGCTTCTTCTTTTCCAATTCCTCATGTGTACAGCCCGCCACCACAAAGCTGTCCATCAATCTTATGACCTCTGAGCTCAAATCTTTTTCTACTGACCTAAGTTCCACAGGATCGCAATGTCCAATTATCCTTCCTACAAGTCTGCTTGGCAAAGATAATGCAAACTTCTTGAATGCAACAAAAAATCGGCTATAGTCCATCTTTACCTCTTCAATATCAATGTACTTACCCGATGCTATCTCAGTCTTTAGTCTATGCATTTCTCCCTGTGACTCCTTCAAGGCAATCTCTGCTTGAAGTTTTTGCTCTTTGAGCTCCATTTCTTTTTCAGATCTGCTTTTTCCATAGGCTTTATCTGAAAGATACTTTATATATCTCTGTATAGTTGGACCCAACTCATATCTATTGCCTTCTACTGTTTTCGTTGTAGCAATAATTCCTTCCTGTGTCAGCTGCTGAACCCTGCGAACTGATACTCCAAAAAGTGACGAAATGACTTCCACACGATAAAAACTCCCTTGCTGTTCTTCTGCCATTATCCATCACCTCCTGAAATCCTTATTGCACTCTGACCGGTATACTCTTCCCATCTTTTCACTATGACATCACAGAACTTCTCATCAAGTTCCATGAGGAATGCGGTCCTTCCAAGCTGTTCTGCCGCCATCAGAGTACTTCCACTACCTCCAAATAAGTCAAGTACATTCCATCCCGACTTGCTGGAGTTACTCATAAGCCTTCCTATCAGTGTTACCGGCTTCATTGTGGGATGTATGTCATTTCTTGTAGGCTTATTCTCATAAATGACTGATGTTTGGTCTTTATACTTTCTATGCAT